TTACACCACACTATTCATGCGTATTGAAGCCTTTACTATTGCCAATTGCTTAATACAATCAACGTGAAAATCCTTAGGCTCGTGATGTTTGTTTTGAGAAACCAATTTTACATAGCCTTGCTTGTCAGATTTATGTATGTATTTGCAGAAAAAGAATTCATCTCCATCACAATTAATGTACAAGAGGTACATTTCTCCCCAAATTATATTGGATTTATCATGAACATTACGGTACATTACAATATCACCACTTTTTAATAGTGGATACATGCTGTCTCCTGTTATGTTTAGTGCTCCATCGCATTTAGGTAAGTTGGGTATGCTTATATGGTTAAGTGGTACTTCTGGTGCGTTGCTAACAAATGCTTCCAGGACACTAGCTGTTGCCGTTAAATTATAGTACGGGACACGCTGCTGCATTTGTATGCTATCTGTGCGTAAAGCGTGTACTGTTACATTTTCTTCTTTGTCTTCTTCTATTAGGTCAGAAACCGATACGTTTAATGCGTTTGCAATAATTTGCAACTTAGAAAGGGTTATATCCGCTTTTTGGTTCTCGTAGTCAACATAAGAGCGTTTTTTTATCCCTGTAATAGACACAATATCATCTTGTGTTAGTTTTTTTTTCGTTCTTATCTCTTTTATTTTCAGCAATGTGTATTCTTTTTGGTGATAAATGGTAAAATTTTGCAATATTAAATTGCAGATTTTTGCAACATTGTACTATATTTGTCTTTTAAAAAATACAATTAATGCAATGAACAAATCTAGTAAAAAAAGAATCAAATTTAATGAGATAGCTATAGACATTTTAATTAAACGCTATGGCTATTCAATAGACTACATTAGGAAGTCATTAAGAGGTGATCGTACAGGCATAATGCCTGACATACTTATAAAAGAGTATAACAAATTAGACTCTGCATCAAAAGATGCCATTCAAAATAAAACTAAAGACTTAAACGAATAAATCTACCAATCTCCCGAAAGGCACACACCAAGGTTCGAGTCCTTGGCGGGAACTATTTAAGTCCCATTTAAACCATATTTAATATGTTTGAATACTACAATAATACGCTTTGTGTACAAGGCGGATGGCTTGATGAAGCTGGAATAATTACCCAAAATGCTTTAAAGGTGTTATTATACCGAGGCAAAGTAAAGAAAGCTCGTTCAGGTCGTGGTTTAGGCAATTACGCATTGTACGTATATGAGAGTTTACCACAGCGGTTTCGCAACATAATTGAGCACGATTTACAAATAGATCCTTACAAGGAAAGCAAAACCATAAAGTTTGCTAAATACCTCAAGTTTGATGAAAACGCATCGGCATTTTTCAGCAATTATGAGCTTGAAGATGGGCGTTACCTTTCCGAAGCTAATATGGAGGCTGTAAAGACCTACACCGCCAATGCCGAGGTGTTTTATACCATTAGGCTTCTACACAACAAAATAACCACGGCAAATCCTAAAATTAATAAAGGTGAACTATGGGAGCGTTTTACAAAATCTATTCACAACCTAAGTAAAGAGATTAAAAAACGTTATCCGTTTGACTTACCAACCAATCCTAGGGCGCTACGTGCCAAGTACGAAAGCTGCATACTGGAAAAACCAAATAAGCGCTATCCTCGCACAGGTTTAGAAGGCTTAATCCATGATAATTACTGTAACAATTACCGCCTTAAAATTAACGATGCTGTTGGCGACTGGCTTTTAGCTATGAAATGTTTGCCTATTAATTTTTCATTTTATGAATTACAGCAAAAGTACCTTGAAGTACGTTGTGATCATGGTTGGCCATATTTAGCCGAGAGTGCTATTGCTAATTACTTAAAGGAACCTGAGCGTATGCGTTTATGGATGCTAGCGGGTAAAGGAGAAGAGGAGTACAATAAGAAGTATGCCCATACATTAAGTAAGGACAAAAACCGCTTGTTCCCCAATGCACATTGGGCTATAGATGGTACCAAGTTTGATGTTGTTCATTTTTGGGATACCAAATCGAAAATGGCTTCGGTTTGTAAAATTAATGTCCTGATTGATGTTTACAGCGAAAAAATATTAGGTTATTCTTTTAGTCTTACCGAAAATCATATAGATCATTTTATTGCGGTTAGAATGGCGGTAAATGAAGCTGGAGCCAAACCTTATCACTTCACTTATGATGCTCAAGCAGCACACCGCTCTAAAAAAATGCAAGAGCTTTATGATAAGCTCATAGCAAAGGGCGGTAATCATTATCATCACAAAGTAGGTAGAAAATCTAACCCCATAGAGCAGCTTTTTAACCGTCTTCAACAGCAGGTTATAATGAAACGTTGGTTTAGTGATGGTCAAAGTATTAAAGCGCATCAGTCGCGCTCTAAAGCCAATATGGATTTTATTGAAAAAAACAAGGGCGCTTTGCCAACTTATGACGAATTACAAATGCACTGGGAACTTATGGTGCAAGAATGGAACAATAACCCAAGAAGCAAAAAAAGCACCAAATCACGAGAGGAATTTTACAACGAAACTTCAGAACACAGAACCGATATAGGGGTGTTAGAGCGAGCTAGTATGTTTTGGTTAAATGAAACTACCCCTAAAAGATATTACGCGTTTGGAATGCCTTTAACTGTAGCAGGGCAAGATTATTTGTATGAGGTTTATGATGCTGATGGTGATATTGATATGGATTTTAGATTAAAGTACGTGCAGCAAAAACTAATAGTAAGTTATGATCCAGAATACCTCGACGATTACATTGCCTTATATCGTTTAAACGATAAAAACGAAAAAGTGTTTGTGGCTTACGCCCAAAAGAAACGCCTTCATGTAGAGGTTCCAATACTTCAAGAACCAGGAGAAAAACAACGTGCTTTAAAAGATATTGAAGTACGTGAAAAAGAAAAATCGAGAGATTGGGAGGCTTACAATGCTTTAGTTGAGCGTACAGGCATCAGTCCAGAAAAACTTATTGATGAGCAAAATGCCATGATAGAAAACAGCGAGTTTAATGCCAAACGTGCTGCATACGCAACCAAAGAAGAAAACTTAATATCCGATAATAATTCATTTTTTAACCGCGCTACGCGCTAAATAAACCCATACCCATGACACCAAAAGACAAGCAAAAAATTGTTGACTTACTGCAAGTTTATATCAAACAAAAGGGCTCCCAAAATAAAGCTGCAGCATCTTTAAAAGGCGTATCGCCTGCCGTTGTCTCTCACTTATTAAACGGCAACTGGGAGCCTTATAGTGTAGATATGTTTCGCAATATTGGTAACCAAATTGGCTATAGTTCCAACCATTGGCAATTTGTTGAAACCACCAATGCAAAGCAATTACTTGAAGATTTGCAAAAAGCCAAACAGCAGCAATCGGTATTAACCTTTTTAGGTAATGCAGGTTCGGGCAAATCCGAAATCACTAAAAAATATGCATCCGAGACTCCAGACGCTATTCGTGTAGAGTGTGCTGGTTATTGGGACGAAAAACACTTTTTACAAGAAATTTTAATGCAAATGGGGGTACGTAATCCGCATAACCGTGTCCCGCAAATGATGCACGAAATTATTACAAGGTTAAAAGGCTACGATACGCCTCCTATTTTAATTATTGATGAAGTAGACAAACTAGGAGACAGACTCTTGTATTTCCTTATCACTTTTTATAATGAACTACGTTGGAAATGCAGTATTGCACTCCTGTCAACTTATTACTTCAAAAAACGTCTCGAAGATGGCTTACGTAACCGTAAAAAAGGCTATGAAGAATTGTTAAGTCGTTACGGTGTGTTTGTAGATTTTGAGCAAACCAGCGCAGCCGATGTTGCTTTATTATGTGAAGGCCAAGGCGTAACCGATAGAGCTGCTATAAAAACCATTCAAAAGAAGTCTAGAGAAGATTTACGTAGTGCCTCAGAACTAATTCGAATTTTTAAACTTGAAAACGCAATTTAATGTATAGATATCACCCCGAAATCGAAGGTTTAAAAGTAAATGAAAATGGCACAGAAGTAATTTACTTAGGCGAACCTTTAACCATTAAAGAACTTGACCGAAAAACCCGCCCATCAGATTTAAAATACGTGTATTTAAAAGGCAACATTCAAAGTGTAGCCAAATTAGTTTGCGAGTGTTGGCACGGTATGCCAGACAACCCACGCTGGTGTGCTACCAGAAAAGTTAAAGCAAACGGTTTTCATTTTGAAAACTTGTATTGGGCGCCTAGAGGAACCAACCCCGAAATGGGAACCCAAAAGGTGAAACGCAGCAAATTAAGCAAACTCTCTAGCCAAGATGTTAAAGACATTCAAGAGCGCTTAACAGCAGGACATACCTTTAAGGCAATAGCAAATGATTATGGAACCAGTGATATGACTATATCACGCATTAAAAAGAGATTACAACGTGACTAAACGCGCATTTAACGTAAAAGATTTATTAAATAAAAAATTTGAAATTCTCCCATTTACTGGAAACTGGGAAGCCTCTATAGGCCAACCATGCAAACAATTCAGTATGATGATTACAGGGCCTTCAGGCTCAGGAAAAACCGAGTTTGCTATACAGCTAAGTAAATACCTCACCAATTTTGGTAAAGTAGCCTACAACAGTATAGAGCAAGGGTTTAGCCATACCCTGCAAATGGCCATGCAACGTAACCACATGGAGCATGTGGCTGATAAGTTTTTAATATTAGACAAAGAGCAATTACCACAACTATCGAAACGCTTAAGAAAACAACGAGCAGCCGACTTTATAGTGATTGATTCCATTCAATACCTAAACGCTAATAAAAAGGAATACTTCCAATTCAAACAGGAGTTTTACCCTAAAAAAGGCATCATTTATATCAGTCATATCGAAGGTAAAGAAGCTAAAGGAGCATTAGCAAAAGACATCTGGTATGATGTAGATATACAAGTACCAGTGGAAGGCTTTGTAGCTACGCCAAAAAAGCGATTAAACGGAGGTGGTAAACCGTTTATTGTTAATGCAGAGCGCGCAGCCATTTATCACGGAGAATTAGAAACCATTTAAAATAAAGTACAATGAAAAAGCAAGTTATACAAACCCTTAAAATGCCCCTGCACACCTATGAAAACATGATAATTACTCATTATGTTGGTTGGTGTGCAAAACGTGTAAAACATCCTTCAGGACTTCAAAAATTAATAACCTGTCAGCCATTATTCAACTGGTGGTTAAAGGAGCTGGAAAAGTACGAGCTTCAGTTTCTTAAAGATGTAAGTGAGTACAATACTGCAATGAGTGCTTACGAAGCTTTAAAATTATATCTAAGCTACACCGATAAAATCAATAACCGTTTTTCTAAACCCCTTTTAAAATACGCCAATGAGTCCAAATCAATTAAACAATAAGATAGACGAGCTCGATTTTTGGTTAGAAAACAACCCCGATCATGAGCATTACACCTTAAAATTTAACGAAAGAAACACATTATTAGAACAACTTTTAAATACAGATTATTAAGTATGAATACTACCTTTAACACCGCCCAACTTTCTTCTGAAGAAAAGCGCAATTTACGAGCACAACTGGAAGCAGATATGCGTGCCGAAAAAAACCAACGTGCCGAAAACAGAAAGGCTTACAAGCAACTTACCCATGAGTTTGTAAACCGTAATATAGACGGTTTGTTGGCTCACAATTCGGCTACCGAAAACGTAATTAAGCAATTGTTTAATGACTATAATCCTATTAAGGATTTAAAAACGCAGGTATATGGCGAAGCTGCACAAGATAGCCATACATCTACCTTACCAGATGGCTCTGCAAGTATTACCATTGGGTATAATGTTACCATCAAGTTTGACGGCACCGAGAGTTCGGGCGTTGAAAAAATTAAAAACTTCATTGCTTCACTTTCCGATGATGATGAAAATACCAAAAAACTTGTAAAAATGGTAGATACCTTTTTAAAGCTAAACCCTAAAACTGGTATGCTAAACCCAAACAAGATTATCGAGCTTAGCAAGTTAGCCGAAGAGTTTAACGACGAAACTTTTAATGAAGGGTTAAACATCATATTTAACGCCCAAATACGTACGCAAAACAGCATGTATGTAAGCGGTTGGAAATACATTGAGGTAGAGGGGTTACCTAAAAAAATGCAGTTCCGATTTACAGTTTAACAAAAAACAAGCAGCTGCATTTTACCAACATGTAGCTGCTTAAAACCCATTTTACCATGATACCTACTTTAACCTTAATTGTAGGCTATTTAATTGCCTTTTATGTAGCCTTTAAAACCTATTTAAATAATGATTCCTGCAAGTAAACAACAAAAACAGCGCATCGCTATACTTACCAAAAATGACAAAGAGTTTAAGGCTGCTTTAGTGATGCAATACACTAACGATGCAACTAAAAACAGCACTAATGATCTTACCCACGCTCAGGCCAATAACATTATTGAACAATTAGGCGGTAAACCCATTTTATACGATAACTGGGCGTTTTTTAATAAGTACAACCGCAGCCATAAATATCTTATCAGTTTAGCCATGCAATTTGGCATGACCATACCTAACGATAAATATGGCGAAATATGCGATTTAGTTCGTTTAAGCGAGTGGTTAAAACACAAAGCTCCAGTAAAAAAATCAGTGCTAAAAATGAGTACTACCGAAGTAAGTAAAACTATATCGGCACTCGAACGAATGAATGTTAAACAACACTCGTAATAACAAATTTCTTTATGAACAATCAATCTTGCAAGCATAAAAACAAAACAGACATTGTTATAGATGCTGTTGTTACTGTTGAAGAGATATGGACAGTTTGTGATGATTGTTCCTTGGTACTAAAAAAAAGAATTGAAACCTAAAACCTAAAACAGATGTCAAATACATACAAAGGATTAGAAATCCCACCTCTAAATGAAAACCTTGCTGAAATACAAAAAGTGCATTGCGACGAAGCATCACAATGTGCAGACTATTGCGAAGAATGCTTGTTTTTCGATAATAACCTAGAACTATTTTCTAAATGGTTTAACAAAAAACGCTATTACGGTAAATGAAAATAGAACTCAAACTTAATAACGATGCCCTTATGGCTGTAAACAAACTACTGCAGCGCACCTATGAGTTGCCAGTATCGGTTAATAAGGTGGAAAACGTGTATAAATCAATAGGTTTTGATTTAGCCGATACATTTGATAAAAAGGTAAAGACAAAAATTAAAAAAGCCGATTTATTCGACCAAAAAAAGCTAGTAAAATTCACGTTGAAGTTTCACGAGGTTTGGGCATTACACCGCATTTTAATTGATTTAATGCCTTTGTGTGATAACAAGTTTCTAGCGAACCATGTGCAAAATGTAATCAATAAATTAGATCAGAAACTATGCTAACAAGCTATACTGTAAAATCGAAAAACAGCGATAATGTTTGGGAATTTAAATATGACTTAAACGGTAATTTAAAAGCTTTTAAAGTGCTTAGTGGTGTGTTGAGTAACCAACAAATGATTTGGTTTTTTAGAAAGGGTAATTTCCCAGTTCTAGAAAGCGTAATAAAAACTATTTGGATTCCAAACCTTAAACAAAATTTCGAGATAACTATAGGTGAACCCGATTTAAGCTTTGAAGCTTTTTGGAACAGCTACGGCAATAAAGTAGGAAAACGTAAGGAAACCGAAAACAAATGGACCCGCTTAAGCAAAGCAGAAAAACTACAAGTGTTATCTAGCATACCGAAGTATAACAATTATTTAAAGCATTACCCAAAACAACAAAAACAATACCCATCTACTTACTTAAACCAAGAAGCATATAAAAACGATTGGAAAATATGAAACAGCCTAAAATTACAATTGAATTAAAAAAAGACGGAACCATAGACGCTAAAATGCATGGTGATATAAAGTTATTAGTGTCAGCCATTGTAGATGTTATGGAACAAAGTAACGCCATAAAAGCAGTAATTCTAGCTGCAGGCGAAATGTATAATAATTATATAGAAGATTAACATGAATTTATACCGCATAGGATTTAAAGACGGCTTTAATTCTGGAATTATACTAGGAGCTGCCATAACCGTAACCATAGTGGCTGTAATAGCCGTTTTAATGTATTATTAAAATATTTTGTTATGACCTTTAGAGACAAAAACAACAGAGACATTAAAGATGGTGATGCCGTAATCTTTACTCACGAAGACAGTGTGGAACCAACAGGCTTTAACAAACGCGTAACTGAAGAGCGCTTGTGCTTTTGGAGTGCTATAGAAGGCCGTTACATCCCGTTTAAAGAGGTGTACGACTTTCCTTTGATAAAAGACGCTGAACGTGTACGGAACGATTTAAATTGTAAGCCAGATAACCAATCTAAAATTTATACTAAACATGACTAATAAAAAAATACTATACCTAACCCTTAAACGTGAGTGGTTCGACCTCGTTGCTTCAGGGGTAAAAAAAAGGGAGTTTAGACTAATTACTACGTATTGGTATAAACGTCTTAGTAATATAGATGTTCCAGTAGATCATCCCGACAGGTTTTTAAAGTTTGATGAAATACACTTTAGAAACGGCTACCGTACAGATAGCCCATTTATGCGCGTAAAGCATATTAAAACCGATACAACACCGCCCAAGCTTATAACATACCCCAATGGTGTAAAACTGCATTTACAAGGTTCTTGTTACGAGATATTTCTTGGCGATATTTTAGAAATTAAAAACTATAATAAAAACTAAATTATGGATATAAACTATTATCAGAACACAAATCCCTTAAAGAAGGGAGATAAACGTTACGTAATTTCTTATTCTGGTTTTGGTGTGTTTTTTAGAACCGATGTAGATGCCGTAGATGAATCTACAGCTAAAGCCTATTTCTCTAAATATTTCCCTAGAGCTAAATTCGAATCAATTAAATTAAAACATGACCCAAACTAAAACCCAATCCTTAATAGAAGCCATTACCAATACCGTAGTTGATTTTGGCATTTCCTTAGCAACAACCTTTGTGATATTTCCTTTATTAGGTATTGCAACCACGCCTAGTAAAAACCTGTTAATAACCTTGTTTTTTACTGCCATTAGTATAGTATGTGGCTATGTAATACGTAGGTGGTTTAATCAGGATAGTATCAAGGCTAATAAATTAAGATACCCAGACGGAAAACTGTATTGGTTGCATTGCTTTGCGTGTGAAAACGCGATGCCCGTAGTGGAAGATAAAGACGCGATTTACTGCTCCAATTGTGGGCTTAAACATTAAATAAATAACATATCAAATAAAAAAAAGAATGGAATTAGAAGTTTTAAATAAAGGTATAGCTATAAATGAGCAGATTGAAAATGCAAAAGCAAAAAAATCTATAATACACAAACTATATTCAAAAAAAGAAGATTTGAAACCTGAGCAATTAGAAAAACTATTCGCTATAGCTATTAACTCTGTAGGTTTCGAGTTGGATAGATTAAGTCGTGATTTAAAGAATTTATAGTTTTGATTTTTATCTAATTTAGAAATATAACATTTATTAAAAACAAACCCTTTTAACTATTTTAGCAAGCAATTATTAACTTTTTAATTAAACCAAAATCTTATGAAAAAATTATTTTTACTCATTTTATTTAGTAGTTTTCTATTTAGCTGCTCAACTCCAAAAGTTAAAGATTATGCTTCTTATGAAGTAAATGGAGCGTGGTATTGGGTGCTACAATTTGAGGCCGATGCTACTGAAGCAGACGTAAAGGAATTCGTTGAAACATGGGCAAACATAAATCAAACAAGCTATTTTTTTGCTTACCCCAAAAATTACGATTTATCTAATTTTAAATCTAAAGATTTAAGCTTTTTGAAGTTTTCTAGTATTATAGCTAGTACACCTCCAAAATACGGTTTTTATAAAATGCCAAACGACTCTAACATTTATGACGATGCCGTGTGGCTAATGGAACAAGCTTCTAAATAAACTTTAATTTACTGATAAAAAACACACTCCTAATCGAGTGTGTTTTTTTATTTAATAAATTATTATATTTGCTACATGACCCGCCAAGAACGCCTACATTTACGTAACGAAAAAGTAAGAGCACTTTTTAATCAGTATTGTAAAAAACACCCACAATGGCGTACCGATGCTATTATTGAGGAGATTGTGAAACGTGTTTTTTTATCCCCTAGAACAATAGAAGGAATTTTACGAGGTGAGGGCATTTATGGTTTATCTCCAGAACCGTCACAGCAACAAAAATTACAATTGTAAAATTTTTAATATATTTGTATCAAATTCCACCATCCGTGGTGGTGACCCTTAGGCCTTAATTGTTCACGCAGTTAAGGCCTATTGAATTTAAAAAGCTTGCCTTTAATAACAAAATACACCACGTCATACTTATAATTAGGGCTTTCAAAAATATCGTTAACCCTATTGTTTAAAATCTTTGTGTTAATATTTATGCTATCGGCTAAATAAATAATGGCCACACAGTTTTGGTTATCACTAGCTTTATTGGCATTTCGTAAAATGTTCTTTATGGCTTGTGGGCGTTTAACATCCATATAAACACCGGCAACTCTTAAATCAGGATTAGTAGATAAATCATACTTATGGAAAACAGTATTTCTGTATTTTAAAACCGATTTACCTTTTACTTCAGGCAACATTTCTACCACCTTATTACTATGCGCTAATAATTTGGCACTTTCTAAAATTTCGGTATAATCATCAGCTTTTTTGTTAACCAATAGATGTTCTAATACAAGGCCTTTCTTATGGTTGTAAATTTCAGTATATTGTTTTTTTCTGGGTAAGCTTAGTATAAGCTGTTCTGCATGTCTTTTTGAAGCTTCATCTCCATACTCAATCATATACCTAAGTGCCATAATACTTGCTTTATCTGCACTTGCTTTATCTAAACCTTTTTGATAAGGAATATCACTAAAAATTTCACCACTTTGGGCAGCATTGTTTTTAAAGGTTTCCTTAATGTTTATTTCGGGTAAATCCTTACTAACTGGTTCATCAGTTTGTACTACGTCGCAACGGCAACCCCAATCGATTGGTGGATATAAGGTTTTCCATATCGGATGATCTATAGGTGCTACAAAACCATCTAAAGCTCTATGTTTAGTACGCGTACGCTCATCATCTACGGCCTCATATCGAAGGTTAGGGTATAGGTCTTTATTTTTTTGAAAATCTTCCCATTTGCCTGCCATATTAGCTGTAGCAATGGTTTGATGATACTCGGTTTGTAAGTAATTTACATTGTACAAGCCTGAAACCCGAGCTGCTTCTTTTTTAAAGCTGCTCCAGGGCACAATGCGTCCGTTTTTAGTTAATCGACTTTCCAGTTCCTTTTTAAAACTGGTGGCTTTAAACGCAGAAAACTCGGCTACATTATATTTTAGTTTAAGGGCTAGCTGTGGGTTGAAGGTTTCCAGGTTCTGGCCATAGCCTTTATCAATGCCTTTGGCTAGCTTGTTGTAATAAAACTGCCAAAGCTTTTGTTGCATGGCTTCGGATACTTGACGCTCATTAAACAGCTCTTGTATGTAGTTTTCAATAAGCCTACTTAAACGTTTATCTTTATTTAGTTGCAGCACTTGTTTTTGAGGTGTGCAACAATGTGTTTTATAATGTAGTTTAAGTAGGCTTAGGCCTTTCCCTCTGCAGGTGTGTTTTCAGAGGGCATGCGTTCTATTTCTATGCCATATACTTCTTCAATATATTGCTGTTTCAGCACATAACCATTACGCATAAATTCGCCATCGATGGTAATTTGTTCGGATGGATTTTTTGTTTGTTCAATCGTAATTTTAGCATTTTCAGGAATGTTGTAACCTAGTAAGCGCATGGCAGGAACCAACCGAGTATTTAAGAAGGACAGCATTTTCTTTTCATCGGCATATACTACTTCTTTTAAAGTGGCTTCGTGCACATTGCCTTGAGCTTGGCTACTTCCGTTTTCGGTAGTCATGGTTTGGTGTAAAACCATTTTAGAAAGCTCTTTATCTAAGGCTTCAATTTTCTTGTAAAAGACGTTAAATGCGTCGCCTTTGCTGTTTTCTTTAATGTCTATTTCTGTACCAATAGGAAACACACCGTAGGGCGCCGAACCCATTTCTTCAAGCCAGCCCGCTACTTCATTTTTAACTGTTTCAGATTGCGAGGCTATTTTGGCAATTCTAATAGGCACACCAAACAATTCTTCAAACTCGTCCCAACTTCCCCAGGAATGTCGTTTTAAAATGGCGTAAGGTGCTGCCTTTTCTAAAAGCCCTAGTCCAGGGTAAAATTTGGCGTATAATAACAGGTCTTTTATTTCACTAAAATCAATGCCTTTAGTGGCCGATAAATCATAAAGCAATACCTTATGTTCTGGAACTACTAACCCTCGTGGAATCAATTCTACTTCTTGTATTTCGCCTTTTATATATTCTTTAATCCAGATTAAGGAATATTCGTAATAGACAGAGTTATGTGCTTCGGTAAGTAACAATTCAAACCATTCTTTATCTTCGATAAAATCACTCAGTTTATCGTCTTTTTTACCGTCTATTGAAAAGATGTATTTTTTATTAGTAGTTCTCAAGGTTCGGTTTTCTGTAATACCAGTTAGGTGTCCGTCAAGCATTACATCATCAAACACTTCTTGTAAATACCAAGTGCGCGGTATATCGGCATTGTAACGCGCAAAACGTCCTTGTTGCCAATCGTTAATTTCTTTACGCCATAGCCTACGTTGACGCCTAATTACATCAACCATTAAGTTGGTTACTTTTTTTATATTCTTGCTGTCTTTATTACTAAGGCTTACTTTTTTAACGGCATTTCCTGAAATGTGCGTAACGCTATCGGTAATGTTTTGCTTCATAGTTTATCGGTTAAATCGGTTATCCAGGGTTCTGGTTAATTTGTTTGCTATTTTATTGTTTAGGTAGCGTGAAGGCTTCATAAATGGTCTTGCTGGTAAATGGCCAGCACCTTCGTTATGAAACTCGGCATAAGATTTATAAGTGTAAAACCTTACGATATGCTTGGTTCGCCGTGCACGGAAGGAATTAATTAACTTATTGCCCCCTGTTTTATGACCTACCAAAAGGGCACGCCCTTCAATTTGTCTTCCATATTTATTTAGTGATCCTCTACGTCCGCGTCTGTTGGTTCTGTAGCGGGTTATATCACGTCGGTTACTATCAACAGTTTTTCGTGCTTCCCATTTAACAACTCTACTACCGGTATTAAACCCCTGGTCCCTAAAATTCTTTTTTATAAAGGCCAAACCTTCTACCTCAATAATTTTAGGTACTTTATCAGGAATGTCGCGCATGGCTTTATTTAAAAGCTTTTGAAGTTCTTTTAAACTTTTATCCATTAGAAATGATTCTTATATGTTTTTCGGCTTCCTACTTTCATAAATGGTACGCTACTGTCGGGTTGCCCGTCTCCATCGGTGTCCACCTGTTTTTCTGGTAAATCGGGTGAAATGTTGCCTTTTGAAACTTTTTCTAACCATAACATAGCTTCGTCAAAACGCATTTTAGCTACATCATTCATTTGCTTGCTGCGCCTTATGTATAACTCGTGTATTACAACATCTTTTAGGTATTTTAACACTACTTTAGAACGGTCTGTTCCAGAAGCTGTAAAAATGGCCTCGGTATCAAAATATTTAAACAAATAGGATTTAAAAATTTCAATACTTTCCTCAATTATTTCGGTAACAATAGTTTCATCACTTTGGGTAATGAGGTTAATGAGCTCGATGGTAGCTACTGTTTTTAGTTCGTCTTTTATTAAAAATGCCATAGGTTAAGAGGTTAAGCTTATACTTCTTTTTGTGTATTTGGGTTTTATTTTTCGATACACTCGTGTGGTAAATGAACTTTTAAAACTCATAATACCTTCATGATTAATATCTTCAGTATCGTCTTCGGTTTGTTGTAAGGGTTTAAACTGCTCGCCTTTTAAAAACTGTAAGGCTTCAACAATGGCATCTTGCAAATCAATTTCCATAAAACCATGATCGGGATCGGCTGTTTGGTTATGTTGGTCCATCCAGCCATCTTTGCAATATAGAATCACATCAATAGAGGTTTCGCCTTCCTGGTTACTTTGGGTCATCGTGTCATAGGCAATATTATTAATGCGTATAAGTGCTGCGGTGTAACAATTGGGGTAATGTTCTTTACCATTACTAAATTGTCCACGAAAGAAATCGACCAATTCAATTTGCGGAATGCTGTTTAAAGCCTCCTTTACTTTTATGAAAATTTCTTTTCTAGGTGTCATAAGCGTCGTTTTTTAGTGCGTTTACCAATAAGCGCACTTGGTTTTTCCTCTACTTGCGAATAGCCAAAAAGTAAGCGTCCCTTACGCACACAATTTTCAAGTACATCAAGTATATCGTCAGGGGTTTTGCAACCTTTTTCAAAAGCTAAAATGTGGTTAAGAGCATCGTCCATATCTTTAGTATCTCGTAAGCGATCATCAAAAGTTATTAAGCCTCTTGAAAATGCACCCGTAAGTGTAGCATCAATACGGTCGTGTTTATCGCCCGAAGCATGATCGGGAAACGGTATATCCATAGCATTGTTTTCTTCGCAAGCAATAAGCCAATCGGGTTCATATACTGCTTTTTGTGCTGCCGTAGCATCATAATAAGAAATGATACTCATGCCTTTGGCGTTGTACTTTTTTTGCCATTCGTAATGCATATTCATGGCCTCTGGTCTTGTACATTGGCGATTAAAAATTTCAAGTACATGGGCGCGTCCTTTTTCAATAGATAGAAGGCCTCCAGCTTTAAAATCGCCATCGTCGGTGTAACTTAAATCCCAAAATTCAATAAGACCATTGTGTATTTTATTGCCGTGGGTACTTTTAAACTTAATCCATTCTTCTTTTATGCGTTTACCTTCTTCAACAGGGTTATTAAAGTCTTCACGCTGGCTTGTGTGCCAATCATCATTATTAACAATTTCAATACATTCTTCTTTGGTGTAACGCTCATGCCACGAAGGGTTAAAATCATCGTCACACAGGTTTATTGTGATAATTTCAAAATTATCAGACTTGGCGTATTTTTGGGCGTAGCCTTCAACAATACCATTTTTAACAATAAGGTTGTTAGGCATTACACGTCTAAAGCGTCCGCGTTGTCCTGCCTTGCCTAAATCGCCTGTAAGCTTCCTTACATTCTCTTTGGTAAGCTCTATGTTTTTAGCGGCTTTTCTATCTTCCAAATCATCCAAAGAAACAAAGTCTGGCCTCCTACCATTGTGGTTCAAACCACGAATAGGTTGGTTTAAACCAAGGGCCTTGAAATAGGTGCCGTCTGCACATTCAAAAACACCGTCAGACCAATTTCCATAGCTTATTTGTGGACCAAAATCTTTAATGTATTTTTCATTATTGGCTAGCTGCACCTGTAAATTAGAAAGTAGCTTTTTGGCCATATCTTCAGTACGTCCAAGCAGCACCCCAAAATTTAATTCTTTATTTTCCTTAAGGTGTGATGTGTTGCCTACGTTGGTGTGAATAGATTTAGCTGCACCACGGTAAAACCGCCGTTGTTGATTAATTAAAGGGTTGGCAAAAACAGACTCATAACTCTTTTGATGAAACCAAGAACTAGGCGCATCGGCAAAGTCTTGTCCTGAGTTAATACCAAAATAGAAATCAAAGAATTCCACATAGTTTTCAGGTTTTAAAAGGTGTTTAATACGCTGTTCTTGTTCCTCTGTGGTTTCTTTAATAAGGTTGGACGCAGTTAAGGTTTGTATGTGTTTTGATAACCTAAAATAACGCTCCTTAGCTTCTTTGAGTTCGGTTTTAGTCATGTTGTAACAATTGCGTTATGTATTTATCAAATTGCACGCGTACAGCTTTTAAGCTATCTAAGATATCATCACGTTTAGCACCTTTACTTTTGGCGGCCAGTTCGGTTTGAAATTCACAGAACCCATCTAAGCTTTCCATAGTGTACACCGCTTTTTTTCGGCTATCTGTAATACGGTCAAATGCTGCTACAATTTTTGAAATATCGTCGGCTTTATAAGGTAATGCTTCGCCTTTTTCAATGGCGAGAGCGCACTTTAGAGTAAGCCTTCTAATGTTTGAAGGTTTCAAGGCAGCCAGTTCTTTTTCTTCCTCCCAATTATCGCTATCGCGCCAGTCGCGTAATGTTTTTTCGCCAACACCAATAATTTCAGAAATATTGGGTAATGAAAATCCTTTTACATAAAGCTGTCTGCCTTGACTCATTTTATAATCGCGCTCAACAGCGGTCATTCTACCTCGTTTTGCCATTTTAATTAGTATTGTCCGTCTATAAATAATTTACCATCTGGGTTATAACTTACATTGTTTACAGTCATACCATCATACTCCAGTTGCTTTTTAATTTCAATTAATGAAGCGGTAAATTCATCATTATTTAGCATTTGTTGAATGCCTACACCCACCTCTGGAGACTCTTTATATTCCCCCTTATTTGCAATGATTATGTGTTTCTGGTGTTGCTCATCGGAAAGGCCTATAACAAAGTCGCCATTTTCAATAATAAGCTCATTATTTGTGTCTATAAGTATGTCCGTCATACGGACAAAATTAGTTTAAGTAAATACGCTTTTAAATTATTTAATCGGTTGTTGTACAGGTTTTTACAATGTTTGTTTAAAGTGTTTCAACGGTAGATAAAACATTTTTTTAAGGCTTTTTTTTGCTTCAAATTTGCTCTCAAATCAGGAACAAATTACCCCTTAAATGACACACAAGTTTATTGTAAATACAGAAGAAGTTAATGAGTACGGTTATCGCATTTTAACTAGTGGTATTGATACAGCGCAATATATGCGTAATCCTATTGTGTTGTTTGGTCATGAGCGTGCTTTACATAGTAATCCTCAGGCTGTAATAGGTAAAGTAGTAAAGCTTTATGTAGAAGATAAAAAGCTTATTGCTGAAATAGAGTTTGATGAAAGCGAAGAATTTGCAAAAAAAGTAGCTAAAAAAGTGGAAGGTGGTTTTATACGTATGGCGTCTTTATATGCCGATGTTATTGAAGCCTCAACCGATGCTGCTTTAGCCTTACCAGGGCAAACTCATGAAACTGTTATTAAGTGCAAATTAGTGGAAATATCTATTGTAGATATAGGCGGAAATGACGGGGCTTTAAAACTTTCCAGAAATGGCGCTCCCATTGTATTGAAAAAAATCGAATCTAAAATAAATGATATGAGTTTAAAAACCATTGCACTGGCTTTGTCTTTAAAGGATAGTGCTACAGATGTTGAAGTGTTACAGGAAGTTAACGCTTTAAAACTGGCTAAAGAAAAGGCCGAAAACAAAGCGCTTGAGCACGAACAAGCTCTTAAAGATTTAAGAAGCAAAGATGCTAAAGATTTAGTAGATAAAGCGGTTGCATTAGGGTTGCTTCCTGAAGCTTTAAAGGCTTCACAAATATCAGCTTTTGAAAGTGATTTTGATGGGCAAAAGGCGGTTTTGACCAAAATCATTTCTGATAAAGAAGCTGAAACTGTTCAAGACGGTACGCAGCAAAAAATTAAAGAAGTGTCCTTGGCTAGTGGATCAGGTAAAAAACCTGAGCTAGACAACACTGAGTGTTTTGACTATTTACAAAAACATGATGTAGTTAAACTGGCAAAAATACGTGAGGAATCGCCAGAAAAATATGCCCAATTAGCAAAGGAATACGCTAATGGTAAACGCTATGTAGCAAACTAATTATTGAATTTTAAAAACCAATTATAATGGCCGGATTACAAAAAGAAGTATGGGTTGCTGGTATTCAAGAAAACCCAATTCCAGATCACTCATTTGTTTACGCAAGTGTAGATATGAGTGAATATGTTGAAAACAACAAACTTCACTTAGCTGAAGCGGGTATTGAACCAGATGTGCATGAGGATTATTTCTCGGGCAACGAAAACCCACTACCAGTGGCAAGCATTGACGATATACCTAATGAAGTGGTGTTAAAAACCTACTCAACAGATCAAACACGTCATAGAGATTTGCAAGAAATTGAACTGCAATATAACAAGCGTATGTCTGTGATGAAACGTCACAAAAACTCGTTAGCAAAAAACATTGGTAAGCGTGCCTCGTATGCATGGACACCAAGTACCGATGACGCTAACAATAAAATTATTCAGCTTGGTGCTCAAGATAGTTTTATTGATGCGGTTATTGATCTAGAAGCTTTTTATGGAGAACATGACATTGATGGGGTTTTAAATATTTGTTTAGACCCAAAACACATGGCAAAAATTCGTAAAGAAGATTATAAGCTTTACAAGGAAATAAAATCGGAAAAAGGAGCTGATTTGTTTGGGTTTAAAATTTATAGCTACAGCCAAAACCCACTATTTGATTCGACAGGAACAAAGAAACCATTCGGAGCAACGGTAGAAGCTGGAGATGTTCGTTGTTCATTTACATGGGTAACCGAAGAGGCTTTTAGATGTTTTGGAGACCTTGAAATGTATGAGAACTTAAGAGACTCTGGTTTGCAAGCCGATACCTTATCGTTTGCTCAGCGTGCTTTAGTAGGAAAAATTAGAGCTAACAACCCTAAATACTTAGGAGCAATTATCTAAGACTATGAAAAAGTTAACACAAAAAGAACGCGCTCAAAATTACTTTGAGCGCAACACTAAAGTAAACGAATTGTTTGGCACCTCAGATGGTTATTTGTTTGAACGTTCAAAAGACGCCTTAAACCACAGCACCACACTAGAGAAAAAAGGCATTACACCTTACAAACGTTCTGAAAAAAGCGAAGGTAGTGACCTATTAAAGTTAAGTGTAAAAGACTTAACCGAAGCTATTAAAGACATTACCGATGTTACTGTTTTAGAAGCTTACCTCGAAGAGGAACAAGCTAAGGATGAACCACGTTCAACTGCTGTAAAAGCATTTGAGGATCGTATTGAAACATTAAGTAACCCAGAATAAAAACCCCAATCAAATGAGAGCTATAAACCACATAGTTATACACGCTACCGCGACTAAGGCGTCTCAAGACGTATCGGCTACCGATATTAATCGCTGGCATAAACATAATGGTTGGTCTGGTATAGGGTATCACTATGTGGTTAAGCTAAATGGCAGCATTGAAAATGGCCGTCCAGAAGGAATAAGAGGCGCTCATGTAAAAGGGCATAACCATGATAGTATTGGCGTGGTTTACGTTGGTGGTTTAGATGAAAATGCTAAACCTGATGATACTAGAACCACCGCCCAAAAAATAGCTTTAATTAAACTATTAACCAGGTTAAAGAAAAAATATCCAAAAGCAATCATTTCAGGCCACAGAGATTTTTCAAAAGATTTAAATGGCAATGGTGTTATCGAGCCTTCAGAATTTATGAAAGCCTGTCCTTGTTTTGATGCGAAAACCGAATACCATGACTTGTAGTAAATTGTTTTTCATTCTCTTGCTTGCTTTTTCTTTTGCAACTTCCTGCCGTAACACTCGGCAGGTTGTTGAAAAGAATACGATACAAAAGGAGCGTATTTTAAAAAGTGAAATCACTTTTAGAGATACAGTATTTTTTGCGCCAGCATCGCAAACCAGCTTAAAACTACCTTTTAAAGACTGTTTAAAGGGTTTTAAAAAGCCACAAGTTTTTACGCAAAAAAACGGAAATGCTACTGTAAAACTAAAGGTTAATACAGACACTATTGTAGTAACCGCCAAATGCGATTCGTTAGCCATTGCAGCAAAAATTAAACAGTATTACTTAAAAGAACTTAATCGTATAGAAAACGATTTAAACAATTTGGAGGTGCGTACAAAAGGTGTCTCCATATTTCAAACAATACTTTACGCTTTAAGTGCCTTTGCTATAGGCTTAGGTGTTGGCGTATTACTAAAAACTTTAAAACTCATATAAGAAATGGGCTTACCAAAAATTACATTCAATATAGCTTCCGAAGGTCTAAATAGGCTAGCGGATGCCGTTGAAAAAATACCAGGTTTAGTTATAACTGGTAATACTGTAGCTACCAAAGTAACTATTGGCGAATCATATCAAATTTTTAGTTTAAAGGATGCTGAAACTTTAGGCATTGAAGCTACTGGAGTAAATGATTTTGCACACAAGCATATTGCAGCCTTTTACAATGAAGCTGCAACGGGTACGCCGCTATGGATCATGTTAGTCTCTGATGCAACAACCATGGAAGAAATGGCCGATGTTAATGAAGATTTAGCTAAAAAACTAATTAATGATGCCAAAGGAGCTATTCGAGTACTAGGCATTATTAGAAAATCTACAGGATCAGAAACCGTTACAGAAGGTTTGGATGATGATGTAAAACTAGCAGCGGTAAAAGGTCAGGCTTTAGCCGAATACTTTGAAGCTAAATACATGCCATTTCGTTTTATTCTATCAGGAAATAAATTTGATGGTGTACCAGCTAATTTGTTCGACTACCAAACCGTATCCCACAATAAAGGGCATATACTTATTGCTAATACCGATGCTAGTGCTGAAGCTTCTGTAGGATTAGAATTAGGTCGATACGCCTCAATACCTACCCAACGCAGTGGCGCACGTGTAAAGGATGGTCCAATAGAACCTTTAGCAGCCTATTTTACTAATGGCGAAGCGGTTGAATCTTTAGCTGATGCGTGGGACACCATTCATGACAAAGGTTACACCTTTATGAGAACCTTTGCAGGCCGTTCGGGATATTACCTTACGGATGACAGAACCCTTACTGATGTATCTGATGATTTTAGTGCTTTAGCTCGTGGTTTTGTAATGGATGAAGCGCTATTAATTGCCTATGATGCTTTAGTTGATGAACTCTCTGACGAAGTGCCAATAACAGCTGCAGGTGCTATACATCCAGCAATTATTAAAGCTTGGCAAAATAAAGTGTCGGCACAATTAGAAGGACTTATGGTAGCTGAAGGGAAATTATCAAATGTAGCTGTGTTTATCGATGAAAATCAAAACGTGCTAGAAAATGATAAACTGGTAGTTGGTATTCAATTACAGCCAGTAGGTTATGCAAAATTTATTGAAGTTAATATAGGCTTCACAACTCAAATTAATAATTAATTATGGCAACATTTAACAGTTCAGAATATGGCTGGTGCGATATATCAGTAGTATTTGGTGGTAGAATCATTGAAGGTATTACTGAAATTGAATATACCGAGAAACGTGAAAAAGATAAGCTTTACGGCCGTGGCTGTAAACCTCATAAAGTGCTTAGAGGTAATTACGATTATGAAGGTAAAATAATCCTTTGGCAAAGTGAACTGGAGGCCATGACCAGAGACGCTCCAGATAAAGACGTTTTAAAACTCAATTTTGAAATTGTAGTGTCTTATGCTCCTGAGGATGGCGGGCAAATGGTAACCGACATTTGTAAAAGTGTAGAACTTACCGAAGTTAAAAAAGGCATGAAACAAGGCGATAAAAATATGTTGGTAGAATTGCCAATCATTTTTTTAGACGTAAAACGTCAGCAATAATCTTAACCTAAATTATATAAATGAAAACTAAATTTTTAACCCTAATGATGCTGTTATTAACTATAGTGGCATTTGCAAAAACAGAAGCAATGAGTAAAGTAACGAACGAACAATTAGAAACATTAGAAAATCAATATGGCGACATGTATGAGTTGCCTGTAGGTGATAAAATAGCCTATTTACGCGAGCCAAATATGGTCGATTATAAACGGGCATTTTCTGCAATGCAACGTGGAACCGATATTGATTTTGGTGAAGCCATGTTAGACGCTCTTTTTGTAGCTGGAGATGAAGACATCAAAAAAGTAGATGATTATTTCATGCCTGCTCGAAAAATCCTAATAGACTTTTTTAATTATGACGATGCCGAGGTAACTCCATTAAAAGATGGTAAATATAAAATTGACATAGGCGAACACAGTTGCGTGGTTAGAAAAATAACGCGGGACGATTTAAAACTGGCCGAAAAAAAGAACCCTAGTGGGAAACCTTTTGTTACACAAGAAAAACTATTTGAAATTGTTTGTGTAGAAAAAGACCAGGCTTTTAATAATAGGGGTGATGCGAAAATACGCTTTCCGTTATTTCAAGCTATTGAGGAGCTACAAAACCAAAAGGTAGCGATCCTAAAAAAGCGCTTACCGATGCCATCATAGACCCTGATGATGCATCGGCACATGAATTAGTTAAAGGGTACAACATTAGGCTTTTTGATGCCTACCTTAAATATTACATGCACATTCGGCATCCTCATAAATTGAGTGATGCCGATTGGGCTGAGGAAATTCAAAATTTACATTACATACGAACCAAAGAAAAAGAAGCTTCAAACCCCGAATAATGAACGCCTACGCCTTTATCATAAAAATGAAAGATTACGCCAGTTCTGGCTTAAAAAAGATTGCTCAATCTGTTGGGCAAACTACCAGTGCGGTAAATAAGGCGAATTCGGCTAATGCTACTTATTCAGGCGGTTTACGAAAAATAATAGGGTTAGCAGGCGGTTTAGCTCTAGCTTATGGAACTTTAAATGCCGCATCGGCCTTATTCTTTAAAGGAGTCGAACTCGAACAAACAAAAGTCAAATTTGAGGTTCTGTTAGGTAGTGTTGAAAAAGGCACTGCTATGTTAAAGGAGCTTAATGAATACGCCAATTTCACCCCTTTTTCAAATAATAACATTATAAAAGCTTCAGAAACCATGTTAGGTTTCGGAATTGTCCAGGAAAAAATTATGGGCAATCTTGAAATGCTTGGTGATGTAGCAATGGGTAACGAACAAAAGCTAGGGAGTTTATCTTTGGTGTATTCTCAAGTTATGGCTACTGGTAGACTTATGGGGCAAGATTTGCTTCAAATGATTAACCAGGGTTTTAATCCGTTACAAATTATATCACAAAATACTGGTATTTCCATGGGGGTTCTAAAGGATCAGATGGAAAAAGGAGCAATTAGCGCTGCAATGGTTGAGGAAGCTTTTAGGCTGGCAACTTCTGAGGGTGGGCGTTATCATGGTATGACCGAAAAGATGGCAGAATCGGCAGGCGGAAAATGGAGTACATTCATGGGTAAACTTTCTCATACAGTTGCTATAATTGGTGAAAAATTTGCATTATGGATTTCGCCTTTAATTGATGTCGGTATTGCTGTTGTAGAGCATATTTTACCTTTTGGAAAAGCTGTGTTTCAAATCATGCAATGGGTTATTCAATGCACTCCTTTACTTATTACATTAGCTGCAGTAGCCTTAGCAGTTGGGGTAAATTTTTTAATTGCTAATGCTAGCTTGATTGCCTCATCAATAGCTTTAGGAGCTTACAATGTAGTGGCTTGGCTTGCAGTTACAGCTGCAGGCGCATTAAGTGCAGCACAAGCAGCGTTAAACTTCGTTATGGCAATGAACCCTATTTCATTAGTCATTTTAGGCATAGGTGCGTTAATTGCCATTATTTGGGCGCTATGGAATAAAGTGGACTGGTTACGTGGTGGTATTATGGGGATTTGGGAAGTCATGAAAGGTTTCGGAAAAGCTATAAAGGACTATGTCATTACACGAATGCATGAACTTATTTCAGGGCTTTCTGGAATGGGAAAAGCTTTAATGCAATTTTTTAAAGGTGATTTTAAAGCTGCCTGGGAAACTGGAAAGAAAGCTGCAGGCGATTTAATGGGGGTTAATTCCAAGAAAAAACTTCTTGAAGATGGTTTGAATGCCGCTAAATCATTTAGCACTGGTTATAATAACGGCTTGAAGTTAGGTTCTCCAAAAGATGAAGCTTCAGTTCTAGGAGAAAATGCCAAAGCACAAGCTTTTAAAAAGCAGGAACCTTCATCCATATTTAGCAGCTTATTGGATGCTGAGAAAGAGAAAAATAAAAACAAAAAGAAATCTAATTACAAAGGCGATAGCATTGTGTCCGGTGGTTCAAAAATGACGCATATCAACATAACTATTGGTAAGCTCCAGGACAAAACCGAAATACATGTTGCCCAAGTTGAAAAGGGCTTAGATAAGTTAGGCGAAAAGGTTCAAGAGATATTATTGAGAAGTGTAAATAGTGTTAACCAAATGCAAACAGGGTAATGGCAGAATTTGACATAAAAGAACTGGTTGCTAAAGCGCACTTTGATTATGTGGGGCCTGCATTTCCTCAGTGGTGGGGGAAAAACAAAACCGCATTTGTAATACCAAATTTAGAAAACGTTTCTGCAGCTTATTTAAATGGCCATACACCATACTTTATGCCTGTTAAGTTGTTGTATAATGGGCAAACGTTTACACTGCCAAATGAACCTCTTGTGGGGTTGTCATTAGCTAAAACAATAGTAGAAACAGCCACAGTAGGTAAACACCGTAAAGGCACGGTTAAAGAATACATTACAACCGAAGATTATCAAATAAGTTTTCGAGGGGTGTGTTTTGATGAAGATAATATGGAGGCTTATCCCGCAATCGAAGTGAAAAACCTAAATAGACTTTTTGAAATTAATGAAGCTATTGAGGTTATTGATAATCCTTTTTTCGAGCTGTTTGGAATTAGAAGTATTGTTTTAAAAGACATTCAATTTGATGAAATGGCAGGGCAATTAGGCATGCAACGCTATGTGATTACAGCGGTAAGTGATCAGGATTTTTATGCCGATTTAAGTGAACAAAAAATAATCAATGTATTAAGCTAGTGTTTGTACTTGACGCACATATAAAAATAGGGAATTACGTTTTTACATCCATTCATGATGTAGAAATTACTAAGTCGGTTGATGAACTTGGCGATACTTGTGTTATTCAATTACCTACACGCTTTAAAGTTAAACAAAATAACCAGGAACAATATACCGAGGAGGCTATAAAAATAGGCGATGCCGTTGAAGTGGTTTTAGGTTATTCTGGTAAATATAGCGGTATTGAATTTAAAGGCTTTGTTAGAAAAATAAAACCAACTATTCCTCTGCAAATTGAATGTGAAGATAGTATTTGGTTACTACGACGTAAAAATATTACTAAAGCTTGGAACGCTGGCACATCTGTAAAAGGGGTGTTGCAGGAAGTGGTTAAAAACACAGAAGTTGTATTGAGTGATAACTTGCCAGATATTCCGCTGGACAAGTATATCATAAGAAATGCTAATGGCGCACAAGTTTTACAAGCTTTAAAGAAAGACATGTCGTTAACGGTTTTTATTAATGACAATAACAAACTTTATGTTGGTCTCCAGCAATTAGATAATCCTGGTAACGCGGTTGTTTATGATTTGAATTACAACTTAGTTGAGAACAATTTGGAATATACAACCAAAGACGAACGTCGTATAAAAGTACGCTACACTTATATAGGCAAAAATAACGAGCGTAAAGAAGTTGAAGTTGGCGATGCTGATGGTGAGCTAAGAACTTTTCATACATCTGTCATTTCAGATGAAACAAAATTAAAAGAAATAGCTACTGCAGAAATAGACAGGTTAAAATATGATGGATTTGATGGTAATGTAAAAAGTTTTTTAATGCCATTTGCCACAAGAGGCATGACGGCAATAATAATTGATAAAGAGCACCCTAATCGAGCAGGAAACTACTTTATAAAAAAAGTGGTAACAACTTTTGGTTTACATGGTGCTCGTAGAACCATAACACTAGGCACTAGATTATGAGTTGGGAATTAGAATTACAAAGGGCCCTAGAGAAATTAAAAAAACGTGAGGTGTTTTGCTTTGTTGCTCAAGTTACAGAGGTAGATAAAACCAATGGGGTTTGCAAAGTGCATGATGGGGAATTAGAGTTTACCGATGTGCGATTGTCTGCAGTAATTGATGGTAAAAACAAAAAGTGTTTTGTATTCCCTAAAGTAGGAAGTACCGTTTTAGTTGAGCCTATAAATGAAGATTTGAAACAACTATATGTATCAAAATATTCTGAAGTAGAAAGTGTGTCCTGGTTAATTGAAACCACTCAATTTTTAATGGATGAGAATGGCTTTAAAATAGCACGCGAAAATGAAAATTTAAAACAAGTACTTAATGATTGGCAGGAACAATTTGGAAAGCTTTGTGATGAAGTAGCTAAAATTTATGTGTCTATTGGTGTAACACCAAATGTGATTGAAATAATGAAAATTAAAAACGAGGTTAGCACCAGTATTAAACAACGTTTAAACACCATTTTAAAAGCATAATATGGCATTAAATAAAACAGCTTTAAAAAGTGAATTACAACAGGGTTTTATTAACATTTTTAGTGATCCTAAAACCGAAAACAATGTTGAAGAAGTAGCAGAACAGTTAGCCGATTTAATATCAAATAAAGTAAATGATTTTGTAAAAACAGGGAGCGCCATAGGTGTAGATAGCCGTGGAGATACCCATAACTTAACTATTGAATGATGGAACTTTTAAAAAACCATTTAGGTGAAATTATAACAGCTATTGCAGGCATTGGAGCATGGGGGTTTGAACACAATAAACGCAAACAGGAATTAAAACGTACAGAACTTGAAAATAACCAATCTGTTATTGATTTATACCAAGAAGCTCTAGACGATTTAAAAAAACGTTACGATGAAAAATTTAGCGATTTAGAGGTAGAAATAAAGTCTTTGAAAGACAACTTAAACCTCTGGAAAGGTAAATACAGAACCTTAAAAGCTGAATTTGATAATTATAAAAAAGCACATCAATAAACGTGAATCAGGTAATTGTTTTACATAACCAATCTCTACTAGACCTTTGTATTCAAGGTTATGGTAACCTAGTGCCACTTATGGATTTGGCAATAGCAAATGGTATATCTATTACCGATATATTGACACCAGGAACGGTTTTGGTGTTACCTGAAAGTGTTAATCAAAATACCGACATCCAAAAATATTACAAAGACAAACAACTAACCCCTGCCACATCGGTAAGCGATGCAACCCTTGGAGATATTAGTAGTCCAGATGGCATAGGTTACATGATTATAGAATCAACATTTAAAGTCGCATAAGCATGCCTAGATCGATAAACGAAATACATGATAAAATTTTAGCAGATATTGCTAACAATGCTTTTTTAACAGATTTAAATAGTACTAGTGCTGTAGCTATTTTTCGGTTAATTGCTTATATCGTGGCAGTGTCTATTCACATGTTAGAGCTTATGTTTTACCAGCATAAAAGCGAAGTGTCCGAGCTGTTGTACAATCAAAAATCAGGTAGACTGCCTTGGTACAGGTATATGGCTCTAAAGTTTCAGTATGGCTTTGATTTGTTGCCTGATAGTGATGAGTTTGATAATACTGGAGCTACCACTACAGAAATTGAAAGCTCAAAAATAATAAAATATGCAGCTGTAAACGAAGGCGATCAGCAAGGTGTAATTGTAGTTAAAATAGCAGGTGAAAGTAATGGCGTACTAGCACCTATAACTGCTCAAGAACAAACCAGTGTTGAAGCTTACTTTGAAGAAATTAAGTATGCAGGCTCTAGAATAAACATTATAAACTTTTTACCAGATCAATTATATCTAACTATTCAAATATTTAGAGACCCATTAGTGTTAGATTCTAATGGAAATAGCATATTAAATGGTGGTCGACCTGTTGAAACGGCGATTAATGAGTTCATGAAAGAGTTGCCGTTTGATGGTGAATTAATCTTGCAAAGCTTAGTCGATAAACTTCAAGTTATTGAAGGTGTTAAAATAGTGAATCTGCTAGAAGTAAAATCCAGCTGGATAGAAAATGGTAGCTATGGCACACCTAGTCTTATCACAGTAAAACGCATACCAGAGAGTGGCTATTTTGAAATTGTAAACTTTAGCAATATAACGTATGTGGTATAAATTAGATGTATATCGCTTAGGCTTGTTATTGTTGCCTGTTAATTTACGTAAGCAAAAGCTTTTTGCATATATAAAAGCCCTGTTACTCCCTGTTAACGACCTTTATGATTTATGGGCAAATAACCGTAGTGATAATATTTATAAGCTAAAACACAACGGTCAAGTATGCTACCTACGTAAAAGTCTTAATGATGAATTCGATACCACATTAAGGCGCATTTACATAGGAAACGGAAACAAATACACCCGACAGTATATCTATACCAGAGCCGAACAAAAACCAAAGTTTCTAGGCAAGGTGTATTTACGAAGTAGAACCGATTATGCAGATACAGGCTTAGACTTTATTGTTTACGTACCAACAAATATCGTAGATACGCGATTATATGAATTAGAAGCTTGGATTGACAGCTATAAGGAAGGTGTGAAACGCTATAAAATTGAAAAAATATGAATTCTATAAATTTTAATCAAGTGGGAGGTTTTCCACTAGAAGCCGAAATATTATCCGATATGCAATCGGCATACGAGCTACTACAATGTTTTGGTGATGTAATAGGCGCTAAATCTATAATAAAAGGCTGTACCGTTACAGGTAGCACTGTTAGTGATGGCGTAATATATTGGGATGGCGAAGTTTTAGAATTTAAAGGCGGTTTAGCAGAATCTAAAATTGTAATTATTGAAACTAAAATACAGCTACCATTTGAAGACGGGAATATTAAAGATGTTTACATAAAAAGACATGCCGAATTTGGTACAGGTATAGGCGAAGCCGATTGGAGTGATTTTAAAAGAGCATTTCCTTTAACATCAGCTTTGTTTATAGACGAAGTACGCATGTATTCGGGTTTAGTATCTGAAATCCCTTGGGGATGGTACTTAATGGACGGTACAAATGGAACACTTGATGTTCGAGATAGGTTTCCTGTGCCTTATAATCCTGATACAGCTGATTATGATACCATAGGTAAAACAGGAGGCGAGAAAGAAGTTACGCTTACTGAAGCGCAAATGCCTTCGCATACACATAGCGGTACCACCAGTACAAATGGTGCGCATACGCACACACACCAAAGGTTAAAAGTGGCAACTAAAGGAGAATCAAAAAGTGATGCATACTACCGTGTTCACGGTTCAGATGAGACAGGAACAACCAGTAGCGCAGGATCACACAATCATAGTTTAAATATAGATGCTAAAGGCGGTGGTCAACCTCACGAAAACAGACCTCCCTTTGTGGCATTAGGATTCATTCAATTTAAAGGCGTTTAGAAATGGCAAAAGTAAGTTTAACAACAATTAAGAACTGGTTTAAAACAGGGTTAAAACCAACTCAAGCTCAGTTTTGGGACACGTGGGATTCCTTCAGGCATAAGGATGATAAAATCCCTAATTCTGATGTTGACGGATTAGCTCAATTACTTAGCGATAAGGCTTCAACACAAGCTTTAACCAATCATACTAATGATGCTAATGCTCATGCAATCCTGTTTTCAGAATACACGAAAACAAATGCTTTGAGCAAGGTGGCAACGTCTAACGATTACAACGATTTAGATAATGTGCCTGTTTTCAAATCAGTTGAAAATGAATATCCCGATATGGCTACTATGTATGCCGATCAAGTTAACCAAACCTCAGAGAACATACAACATGTGGTTGATGCCAGCGCTCATCCTCAAATAGGTGGCGACAGTGCCTATTTTGAATATTTAGGTACTACTAACGGTGATGATACGGATTACCGCGTGTTATCTGAAGCTGAGAGCGCGCCAATTTCGGGTTCAATTTCTCGAACTTCTGAGTTAGTTAACGATGGTGCATCAGGAACTTCAACGTATGTAGAACACGATGAGTTAAACCCCACTGCTATAGATGGATTGTCAATAAGAGATGCAAATGGAGTTGAGCAGTTTAAGGCAGATGAGTTTGTGGAGTTTGTAGGAGGTGAGTTTGATCCTGCAAATAAAAGATTTTCAGTGTCTCCTTTATTAGCTAATTCTGTTCTAGTTGATGTAAATAATGGTAGCGATACATCAGGAGAGTTAGAGAATTTTAGGAAGCCTTTTAAAACTATTGATTCAGCTTTAGAGGCTTTACCTTCTACAACAGGAGAGGTTTATAATATATATTTAGTTGGTGGTACTTACAATTTGACTAGACAAATAACTTTAAGAAATTTAAACTTTATAGCTTGGAGGAGCAGCGTTATTAATTTTACAGGCATCTTAGATGGTACAGGAAATGTTCCGACAACACCGTTTAAAGGCGCTAGCACTTATAGAACCCTAAGTTTTGAAGGAGGAAACATATCCTTAATAAGTACTAACGGAACTATGAGATTTGGGGGTTCGAGTCAAAGGATGATTTTAAAAGGAAGTGTTAATGAATTAAAATGGCAGGGAGCAGCCCAAGGTTTAGGTAATGGTGCGTTTTTCATAGATGGAGGTACTGATATTAATATCCAAAAAATGACCATAGTAGGAAGTGGAGAATATTTGTCGGGAGACCAACAGGGAACTCCGCAAGATATAATCTTTACTATAAATGAACTTCATTTTATTGATAACAGAAGTTTTGCGGTCAGTGTTATAGCTACTTTCGACATTAAAAACGTAACGGAAGCTGATTCAAGTTCTTCAAGCACTTATGTTTTAAGGTCTAGGTATAATGATGGAGACTGTATTTATAAAATAGGGAACATATCTATAAATGGTATATTGAACATTTCAGCTAAAGAGATTTTTTTTAATAGTTCAGTTTTTTCTGCTACTTCAAACGCGGGTATTTCGGGATTAGTGAGAGGTATTGTTTATAGCGATAATTATTTAGATTCTTACGGAGGCGGTGCTAATTCATTAATACTTGATAATTTTACAGGTAAATTAATGGGTTTAGGATTAACTAATGGTCGACCTATAATAAGAAATAGTAATATAACTACTAACGGAAGTTTATTCACAGGAACTGAAAACACTACAAACATCATAACTATTGAGGGGGTTTGTTCTATTATACAGAACAATTTGTCTGCAAATTTATGTCTTACTTATAGTTACGGTAACCTTGCATACCCTAACAATATGCACATAGATATAAAAGGTTTTTTAACGAGTAACGTTAAAGATTACGGGTACAAAGTTACTTACGAAAATCTTACAGGAACGCTTAAAGAAAAACTCAAAGAAAGAGTTATTAGATCGAAAAGAGATTTGGTTTACGCTCAATTAGATGTTAATACTACTTATATTATTGATGGAGATATAGAGCTTGCTGCAGGAGAATACATTGAAGTTCCTGCAGGCGGAAACTTAACTTTGAACGGTTATGGTTTAGAAGCTTCAAAAATCATCAAAAATGTAGTAGGAGAAAGTATCTTTAAAAGCCCTGTAGGGGGGTCTGGTGGTATGCAAATAGATGCTCTTAAATTCGTCATGGGAACACCAACTACATCTTGCTTTGATTTAACAGATGAAACAGGGTTTAATGCCGTAGAATGTGTTAAAGTCAACTTTGAAGGAAGTGGGAACTTAGGTGTACTTAATGGTTACAGGCAAGGGTTATGGACTAATATAGGTTTATTTGGTTTAACTGATGGTCTTACTTTTGAAGGTTCATGGGTAGGTGGATTTACAACCAATACAGTTATAGCAAGAAACCTAACAGGTACTTCAGGTATATTATTCAAAAAAGGAACTGCATTAACTTTTGCAAGTAGGTTTACTACCGATGGAAATATTGATATTCCTGCAGGTTGGAGTATAGCTGATTTTGAAGATGCAAATTTTACAAACCCAAACACGCTTCAAGTTCAAGGCGCTATTATAACCAGGGCGGGTGTTATAGACGATACAGATACCTTGCTTTTTCCTAACATAGATGAAGAAGATACAGCAAGTGATTGGAGGGATAATATTGGTTGTAAAAACTCATCCTTAAGTTTTGAAAAATTAAAATCTCCAGATGGTAGTGTTTGGAAGGTTGAAGTAGATAACACAGGAGCAATAATAACAACAGCGATATGATAAAAATAAGATCAACAGAAAAATTAGCAACATCAAATAGCGATGGTTTATGCGATGTGCAAAGAACCCTGTCAAGCTTTACATTTGATTTGGATAAACAAGTAGTTAAAACCATTGTAACCGATGTTTTGTTTCAGGAGCAAACCATTGAGCAAATTCAGGAAATTGACGGCGAAGAGCAACCTGTAAACATTGTGGAGCGTCGTATTGTAGAGCAGCGCCAAGGCGTAGCCTATCAATTTAGTGTAGCTGAAATCGATGCTTTTTATCAAAACATTGGTAGCGATATAACTAAAGAAATTGGTTTTTCTACTGGTTTAAAAGACAACTTAACATCGGTTTTAATAGCCGAAACGACATCTTACCAAAGACAAACCATGGCGAATTGGGTTCCAGACACACCACACGTTTTAGTGAATGAGTTTACAGAAATTGAAGCATAATAAATGAATGTAGTTTTATCTTTTATAGCTCAGTTTTTATTTGCCTTTGTAGGGGTTGTCGATAGTGTTTTTCAGCTATTCTATAAGGTTAAAAACAAAAAATGGTATAAAACCACGAATGGCAGAAGCTTTAAAAAGGCTTTAAATATAGATGTATTTGGAAATTACCAATACAACGAATTATGGAATGTATTATTTTCTAAAAACGGTTATCAGTTTGGTCGTTTTGGAGAAACCATGAGTAGTTGTTTTGGTAAAAAACAGAAAGAAAAGTCACTTACTTGGTTTGGCTGGATGGTATTATTTCTGATTAATACTGTAGATGTGACTAAGTGGGTAAATGGCTTTAAGGGTAAAGGGTTTCATTGTGAAGCTTCCATACAAAGCGATGCAGCAATTGCTGACTTTATAAAATAAAAATTGCAAAAACCTATGGAGTGCGGGTTTAAAAAAAAGCCCTCCAACATTTAAAATACTTCTCAAGGTAAAATTAAATTTAGCATCAAAGCCCAGTTGGAGGACATAAGTCTTCTAATTGGGCTTTGCTATTTCTAAAAATTACCTTGAGAGCTGCAAATATATAAAATCATCAATCAAAAAATGAACAAGTATCATCAACAATTAGAACGAATAATTTTTAAAGGGAAAATTCAAAAGAACAAAAAAGGAAACATTAAGTATCTCCTAAACGAAAAACTACAATTAAAACCTCTTGATTTATTAGAAATTTTAGAGGGGCATGCTGTTGCAAGAAATAAACTTAAAAACGAACTTAATTTGTTTATGCAAGGCGAACGCAATACTGAAGCTTATCGTGAAATAGGTGTGAGTTGGTGGGATTATTGTGGTCCTATATTGGTAAATAGTTATCCTACCTATTTTGAACAGTTACCAGGATTAATTAAAAAAATTAATTCGGAAAAGCGACCATCAAAAAACTATGTGTTGTTTTTGGGGGCAAATAACGCTGAAACTAATCAACAGCCTTGTTTGTCAATTATTCAGTTTCAAATTGATAATGGTAAGTTAGTATTAAGTGCATATCAGCGTTCTAGTGATGCTAGTTTAGGGCTTCCTGCCGATATTTATCACTTGTACCTCATTAGTCGTCAAATTAACTTACCACTTAAGAGCATAACTTTATTCCTGGGCAATGTGCATGTGTATCAAAATAACATCAAACCTACCAAACAGCTATTAAAGGGTAAAGCTGTAAAATTTAACCTTAATGTTTAATCATCAATCAATCAATCAATCAATGAACAAAAAATTTAATGCAGCCCCGTTACCGTTTCAGGGGCAAAAAAGACGATTTACCAAACAATTTAAAGAAGCTTTAAGTGCCTTCCCTGAGGATGCCGTGTATGTGGATTTATTTGGCGGTTCTGGGCTATTAGCACACATTGTGAAGCAGAAATACCCAAAAGCTAAAGTAATCTGGAACGATTATGATAATTTCGCAAAACGCTTGAAAGCTATACCTCAAACAAATGCTTTATTGACAAAATTACGCCCCATACTTAAAGATTTACCCAGAAAGGAAAGAATACCAGAGACAACGCGTAAAAAGGTCTTAGAAGCGATTAAATTACACGAAACTGAATATGACTATGTTGATTATATTACTTTATCAGCTTCGCTATTGTTTAGCGCAAAGTATGCTGTGAGTTATGAACAGTTTGCTAAAGAAACCTTTTATAACCGGATTAAGATTAGTGATTACGAATGTACAGGGTATCTTGAAGACGTGGAACGTTTAAGTTGTGATTATAAGAAATTGTTTGAAAAGTATAAATCAGACCGTACAGTGTTTTTGGTTGATCCACCTTATTTAAGTACAGACACAAGCACGTATGGAAGCAATAACTATTGGCGATTACGTGATTATTTAGATGTTTTGAATGTTTTAGATGAGTCTAGGTACTTTTACTTTACTAGTAACAAAAGTCAGATTGTTGAGCTGTGTCAATGGATTGAAACTAGAACGTCCTTTGGTAATCCTTTTCAAGGCTCTACTATTACTACTACGGAGACAAGTTTAAACCGCTCTGCAAGTTATACTGATATTATGATGTTTAAATAGTAGTTAACCCTCGTTTAAATACAGTTTGAATGAGGGTTGAGGTTTTTACTTTTTTGATGAAAAAATGTACTATTTGAATTAAAAAGTTGTACAATTTGAATTGCCGATTATAATGGTGACCAGGAATCCCCTCATGATAGGCTAAGGCTTCCATTTGGTAGGTAGGCATAGAGGCCATGTCGTATAAGTTAGCATAATATATTCCAGGTCTAGAACCATCGGCAGCAGGACGATTATAAAAGGCTTTTCCAGCCGATTGCTCTCTAAATGGTTCTACAGCTTTCACAATAATATCAGCTTTAGGTTTGGTGATAAAAATCTCGTCTAAGCGCGTTTTCATACTGTCTATAATATGTACAGCTTTGTTTAAATATGCGGCTTTCCCTTCTGGAGTATCAGCGTAATAAAATTGTTTATAGGTTCGCATGAAAGTAAAAAAGGCTTTTAAGTCCCCTTGGAAACCAACTTTTACTCTAATAGCGTCCATTTCTTTATGAATGCGATCTACTTCCGATAAGCCAATATTGTGAATCTCATCGGCGGTTAAATGCGTTGTAGTAGTCTTGTATAAAGCACTTTTGTAAAAAGCCTCTCCATTAGGGAATTTCCAGACACCAGCATCGGTGTTAGCTCTTTCTTTTTGGGCTTTCATAAATGTGATTAAAGTATGGTAAGCCGGTTTTACATAGTTTAACAAGGCACCATTGGCTTTTGTTTCTAGAGCCTTTTTGGTTGCTTCGTCGCTATCAAGTTTGTCTACTTTATTCATGAAGTCTTCCAAAAGTGTACTTTGAGTCGTTGCCGCATCAAAAGGCTGTCCTACTAAAATATTTTCAGAATCCTGTATCACTTTATCATACACAAATTTTGGAGGTAAAATACCAATAGCTTCACGGGCTTTTAAGTTTTCTACAAGTTGTGTAAAGTAAGGTTTGAATGCTTTTAACCTTAAAATATAAGCTTCAGCATCTTTCGAATCATCGATACGATGCATGTTTATTAAAAAAGCAGGCTTTCCAGATTGTGCACCAAACAT